CGAGGTGTTCGGCTCGGCCCAGGTGTTCGGCTCGGCCGAGGTGTTCGATTCGGCCCGGGTATTCGACTCGGCCCGGGTGTCCGACTCGGCCCAGGTGTTCGGCGACGCCCGGGTGTTCGGCGACGCCTGGGTATCCGACTCGGCCCAGGTGTGCAGCGACGCCCAGGTGTCCGGCTCGGCCCAGGTGTTCGACGAGGCCCAGGTGTTCGGCCGGGCCCAGGTGTCCGACTCGGCCCAGGTGTTCGACGAGGCCCAGGTGTTCGGCCGGGCCCAGGTGTCCGACTCGGCCCAGGTGTTCGGCGAGGCTCAGGTGTTCAGCGACGCCCAGGTGTCCGGCCGTGCCATCGTGTCCGGCCGTGCCATCGTGTCTGGCCGTGCCATCGTGTCTGGCCGGGCCCGGGTGTCCCATCTGGCCCGGGTCTACGGCCCGGAGGACCTTCTACACGGCGTAGGGCGCTACTCTTGGGCGGCCTTCATCGACTCCGACGTCAACGCCCGGCTCACCTACGGGTGTGAATCGCATCCGCTCCGGAGCTGGACGGCTTCGCTCCAACAGCAGCTGTGCGAGGAGCACTCCGAGCCGGAAGCCGCCGACGAGCTCTCCCGGATCGTGAAGGCGTGCCGGGACTACTTCCGGGGGCGCTTCTAGTGGTCTACATTGCTTCAACCGCGTACGTGTCCAGCCCGGCCCGGGTGTTCGGCGAGGCCCTAGTGTCTGGCTGGGCCCAAGTGTACGGCAAGGCCCGGGTGTCCGGCTTAGCGAGCATTCGCAGATCGGCCCAGGTGTTCGGCTCGGCCGAGGTGTTCGGCTCGGCCCAGGTGTTCGGCTGGGCCCAGGTGTCCGGCGACGCCTGGGTGTTCGACTTGGCCCGGGTGTTCGGCGAGGCCCGGGTGTTCGGCGACGCCCGGGTGTTCGGCGACGCCCAGGTGTCCGGCTCGGCCCAGGTGTTCGGCGAGGCTCAGGTGTTCGGCGAGGCTCAGGTGTTCGGCGAGGCCCGGGTGTCCGACTCGGCCCAGGTGTTCGGCGACGCCCAGGTGTTCGGCGAGGCTCAGGTGTTCAGCGACGCCCAGGTGTCCGGCCGTGCCATCGTGTCTGGCCGGGCACGGGTGTCCGACTCGGCCCAGGTGTCCGGCTCGGCCCAGGTGTTCGGCGAGGCTCAGGTGTTCAGCGACGCCCAGGTGTCCGGCCGTGCCATCGTGTCCGGCCGGGCACGGGTGTCCGACTCGGCCCAGGTGTCCGGCTCGGCCCAGGTGTTCGGCGAGGCTCAGGTGTTCAGCGACGCCCAGGTGTCCGGCCGTGCCATCGTGTCCGGCCGGGCACGGGTGTCCGGCCGGGCCCGGGTGTCCCATCGGGCCCGGGTCTACGGCCCGGAGGACCTTCTACACGGCGAAGGTCGCCACCCATGGACGGCCTCCACTGACTCTGACGCCAACGTCCGGCTCACCTATGGCTGCGAGTCCCATCCGCTCCGGAGCTGGACGGCTTCGCTCCAACGGAAGCTGTGCGAGAAGCACTCCGAGCCGGAAGCCGCCGACGAGCTCTCCCGGGTCGTGAAGGCGTGCCGGGCCTACTTCCGGGGGCGCTTCTGATGGGCTGCCAGTGTGACGGCGAGCGGCACGCGAGCGAGGGCGGCTGCTTTCACTGGCCGACCCACGAAGAGGACGGTCGGCAACTCTGTGAGTGCTGCCTGCACTGCGAGGACCACGCAGCGCTCGATGCGCTGAACTACTTGATGGATCTAGCCCAAGGGAGGGACCAATGATCCGACGACTGATCCGCAACCTGTGGCCCGAGACTCGCCAGCTGCTCTTCTTCGTGGTTCTCTCGGCCGTGTTCTTCTTGATGTCCGTGGCCGGCTGCGCGTCGCCGCCGCCGCCGACGGACCTCGAGGCGCAGGTCTCGGCAGTGCATACTGTGGGGAGCCGGCACCTCTTCCGGACGGGCCGGCCGGCGCGCCACGAGCTCTCCGAGCTGAACCCCGGCGCCGCGCTCGAGGTCCGCTGGCGGCATGAGATGACCGAGCTCTACTCGGCGGACCTGGCCCTCGAGCTGGGCTCGCTCCGGAACAGCTTCGAAGACTGGGCGCCCTATGGGGCGGCCTCGGCCACGTTCGGGAACCGCTGGCTCCGCGTCGGCGGGTTCCTGGGCGGCATCGGGTACCGGCCGGAGAACGGCGGGGCTCGCCCGATGGCTGGCCCGACGCTGGAGCTGGGCGACTGGTGGGTGATCCCTCGGCTAAGCTGGCTCCCTCCGTCCCGCCGCAACGGCGGCTCGGTGCTCCTACTTCAGCTGCGGTTTCCGTTGTGCCGCACGAAGACCCACTATCAGAGCCAGTTTTGAGGGGGGCCGATGTACTTGAACGATGACCGCTTGGTGGATTCGCTCGCCGAACTCCTGGCCATGCCGGAGGGGGAATGGCCGGACGAGCTGAGGGACCGGGTCGACGAGGCCCGCCGGCGCCGCTTGGGCGGGAGCCGGGAGCTCGACGACGAGACCGCCTTCGCCGCCCTCGACTACCTGTCTCCCATGAGCGAGCAGGAGCGAGAACTTCGCCCCTTCTGGTTGCGCGGAGCGGGAGAGGGAGTAGAATGAGGGAGTGAGCAGAGAGAACCGTGTCCTCCTGGTGGGCCAGGCGCCCAGCCGGAGCTCCGACCAGAGTGAACCTCTGAGCGGCGCCTCGGGTAAGCGCCTGGCCCGCCTCTTTGGCCTCGAGCCCGACGAGTACCTGGCCCATCCGCAGCTGGTGCGCATGAACATGCTGCGTCTGTGGTCCGGCCGGGGTGCTCGTCGGCGCCACACGGACGCCTTCGACATGGCTAAGGCCGAGCTCGTGGGGCGTCGGAAGCTGTGCGAGCGGGTTCACCGAGAGCGTCCCTCGCACGTCCTGCTGATGGGCCGCATGGTGGCCAAGGCGGCCAGCTGCCCAGAGGACTTCTTCGAGTGGAAGGAGGCCGGATTCGCCCTAGGATGCAGCCGGGTCTCGTCCCTGGTGGCCGTGTTCCCGCACCCCTCCGGCCTGTCCCGCTTCTGGCGCTCGGACGAGAACAACGAGCGCGCCCGTCGTTTTCTCGAGAACCTGATATGAAGATGAAGCCCCGAGAGCTGAAGCTGCGTTGTCTGCTGGAGCGCGCCGCGGCCGGCGAGCAGCTGCGAGCTCGAGAGTACCGGCAGATCCGGAAGACGCTGGGCTGCAAGCTGGGCCAGGAGTGGAGGCTGATCCACCCGACCCCCAGGAACTTCCGTCACCCCACCACGGGACGCTGGATGGTCCGCCAGGGCCGGCTCCGGCCCCTCCCGCCGATCCGACTGCGGCCGGAGATCGCTCGAGCCTACCTGGAGCACTACTACCGGGGCCACGAGGTACTGCCTGAGAGCGAGGATGGCTCGCTGATCCTCGACGCCCGGGAGGACGAGGCTGCGGTGGATGTGGCTGGTCGTCCCGCCGGTCAGCACGGGGGTGACGCATGACCGAGCGGGAGTACAGCGACGACCAGATCCTGCACGAGCGCCGCATGGCGCGCCTGGGCAGCGACCGGTATCGAGCGAGGATCAACAAGGCTCGTCAGTTGGGCAAGGAGTCCTCCGCCGGCGCCGGGAAGCAGCTACTGCGCTCCTCGGTGCGGGTGATGACGAAGGCGCTCCAGAAGCACCGCAAGGTGCGCTCCCGGAGTCGCCCCAAGAAGCTGATGGGGCGGATGAGCAGCCAGCTGCTTGCAGCTCTGACGTGCCAGGTCGTGCTGGACGAGCTCAGCCGGCCGCGCGGCTACACCAGCCTCTGCGTGTCGATCGGGCGCCGCATCGATGAGGAGCGCATGATGCGCCAGCTGCGGGAGGGGTGCCCGAGCCAGTGGAAGCGTCTGCGGTCGAAGTACACCTCGTACAACACGTTCCGGGACAAGGCTCGCCGCAAGGCGGGAGACCTGGAGCTGTACGAGCGCTGGTCGACTCGAGACCGTAGTGCCCTCGGCATGTTCTTGCTTGAGATCTTCCTCGAGACCACCGGACTGTGCGAAGTCCAGGTGCATTCACACTACGGCAAGAAGTCGAAGCGCATCGTGACCATCAAGGCCGAGGCGCTCGAGTGGCTGGAGCGCAGTCACGAGGCCCACGAAGCGGTGGAGCCGTATTACCTTCCGATGCTCAGCCCGCCGGCCGACTGGACGGATGTCGAGGATGGGGGCTACTACACCGGGCTGGTCACGCGCCGGCCGCTGGTCAAGACTTCGCCTGAGATGCTGCAGCGGGTCGGCCGCCACGACATGCCAGAGGTCTACCGGTCGGTGAACCGCCTGCAGTCCGTCCCGTGGACCATCAACGAGGACGTACTGGAGGTGGTTCAGTACTTCTGGGACACGACGGGGGGCGAGCCGTTCGCCGGTCTACCGGGTCGAGAGGATGCACCCCTGCCCCCGAGGCTGCCCGATGACGCCTCCGATGAGGAGAAGCTGCAGCGCCGGCGGGAGCGGGCCGGCGTGCGGCAGTACAACGTGGGGCAGCGCAGCCAGCGACTACAGGTGATGCGGATGCTGCGCATGGGCCACGAGTACGTCGGCAAGCGCCTCTGGTTCCCACTGATGATGGACTTCCGTGGGCGCACCTACCCGATCCCGTACTTCGTCCAGCCCCAGGGGACCGACTTGGCTCGGGGACTGCTGCTCTTCTCCGACGGCGCCGCGCTCCGCTCGGAGGAAGCTGAGAACGCCTTGGCGATCCACGGCGCCAACCTCTACGGCAAGGACAAGCTGCCACTCACTGAGCGCGTCCAGTGGGCCTGGGAGAACGACGCGCTGATCCGATCCGTGGGCGATGACCCCATCGATGGCCGACCCTTCTGGGAAGCGGCCGACGACCCGTGGCAGTTCCTCGCCTGGTGTATCGAGTGGGCTCACTGGCGCGACGACCCGAACTACGTCTCCCACCTGCCGTGCCACGCGGACGGCACCAACAACGGCCTGCAGCTCTACTCGCTGCTGCTCCGCGACCCGGCGGGTGCGAAGGCGACCAACTGCATGCCGGGGGACCGGCCCGAGGACATCTACCAGGACGTGGCGGACGCCGCCTTCGCGATGCTCCATGAGCCCAGGAGTTCGCCGGAGGATCAGCACCTTGCGAGCCGGTGGCTCGAGTTCCTGGGCCCGCAGGGTCTGCCCCGCTCGTCGACGAAGAGGGCGGTAATGACGATGCCCTATGGCGTCACAGCCTTCTCGATGCGGCAGTACATCGAGGACTGGCTCCGCGAGGAGGAGAAGCGACGCGGCCAGGAACGCTTCTTCGGGCCGCGGGAGCACTGGGACGCGCTGTCGTTCCTCTGCTCCACGATCAGCCGAGCGATCGACGTGACGGTCTACGGGGCCCGGGACTGCATGGACTGGCTTCGCGAGTGCGCCGGCCTGTTCGTGGAGGAAGACCGCCCAGTGAAGTGGGTCGCCCCGAACGGGTTCCTGGCGCTGCAGACCTACCAGAAGATGACCTCGAGGCAGGTGCGCACCATCGTCGGAGACCGCATCGCCTACTTGACCTACAAGGAGGCACGGAAGGAGCTTGACCGGCGCCGCATGGTGAACGGGCTGCCGCCGAACTTCATCCACTCACTGGACGCTGCAGTGCTCTCGAGGACCGTGACGCGCATGCCCGAAGGGGCACCGATGTCGACCGTCCATGACAGCTACGGCACCCTGGCGGCCCACTATGGAACAATGCAACGCCAGTTGCGGCAGGCGGTTGTCGACATCTTCAGCGCCGACTTGCTCGAAGATCTTCGAACCCAGTTTGCTTCGCAGCTTCGGCGGAGTACAATACCAGAGCCACCCGAGCGCGGCGACTTCGACGTTCAAGAGGTCGCAAGCTCAGAGTACTTCTTCTCATGAGACCGAAGGAAAGCATGAAAACCAAGACCCTGAACAACGGACAGGAGCGGCTCGAACAGGTGGTCACGCCGAAGGGCGTCGCCGTGTTCCCGCACCTCAACCGACCGGACGACAAGTACGCCAAGGACAACCAGATCGGGCACTACAAGGTGACCCTCGCTCTGGACCCCGGCGACGACGGCGTCCCCGAGCTCCTCAGCCAGCTCGACGAGATGTACGAGCTGGCGCGGGAGGTCAACACCCGAGGCCGCAAGAAGCCGAAGGCGGCCGACAAGCCGATCAAGGACGAGCTCGACGACGACAACAACCCGACCGGGCGGGTCCTGCTCTCGTTTAAGGTTCTCGCCGGCGGGATCGACCGCAACGGCGAGCGCTGGGAGCGGCGGCCGATGATCGTCGACCGCTTCGGCGACCGGCTGGAGGAGAATATCGGGGCCGGGAGCGTCATCCAGGTCTCCTCGAACGTTGACACCTTCATCAGCGACAGCATCGGTGCGGGAATCACGCTGCGTCTCGTGGGAGTCATGGTTCACGAGCTCGTCAGCTTCGGCGAGAAGACGGCCGAGGGGATGGGCTTCGAGGTCGAGGAGCGTCCGGAGGAGGACACCGAGCCCGAAGACCAGGAAGTCAACGCCAACTTCGACTTCGGAGGCTGAGCATGAAGGACGTCAAGAACAAGCCGCTCCGCTTAAAGCCGAAGAAGGACGCCAGCCCGTTCCGCATCATCGGCGCCATCATTGCCACGTACCTCGCGGTCTGGGCGACCATCATCGCCGGTATCGCGTACGCGGTCGTCTGGGTCGCCGGGAAGCTGTAGAACATGGGCAAGGCATCGAGAGACAAGGGCAAGCGTGCAGAGCTCCAGGCCCGGGATGCGGTCAGGAAACACTGGCACTGCTCGGATTGTGTACGCGCAGCACAGCGCGCCGGAGCGCACCAAGCCGACTTGCTCGATGCCTTGCCCGGTGTTCACGTCGAGGTGAAGCACTACGCCAGGATCGGCGCGCTTCGCTTCCTCGAGCAAGCCGAGAGGGACCGGAAGAAGGAGGAGATCCCGATCGTTCTGATGCGCCAAAACGGCGATCCTCGGTGGGTCGTCCTGTTCCGCATCGAAGACACGGGCCGCTTCGTGAGAGCTTTCGAAGAGGCTCAGGACCGAGCATAGTTGCGGCAAGCGCCGTTGGCCAGGTCTGGGGGAAAGGCCCACTGTGAACCCAGGCCTGGCTTCTTTCACCGAAAGGAGAGGACATGAAGACGATCATCCCGAAGGACGCGAGTCAGCTCAGTCAGCTGAGGATCTACCTGGACGAGAAGGGCGACATCAGCCCGGCCGAGGCCCGCGAGGTGATGGGTATCCAGCGGCTGGCGGCGCGAATCGAAGAGCTCCGGCGCTCGGGGCTCTCCATTCGGACCGTGATGAAGCGCACGCTGCGCGGTCAGCGCTACACCCGGTACTATCTCGAGCAGTGAGCCACCCCAGCCCCAGTCAGCCCATGTCCGCTGACATGCTCCGTGTTCAACCCTTGCGGGACGGCCTGCCGAGCCGGAAGATCTCGGCCGAGACTGTCCGCCACTACGGGTATGGGGGAGCGGTCTACCGAGGCCGGCCGGTCCAGGTGGCGCCCTACCACGACCCGTATGGTCGGCTGGTGGGTCAGAAGCTGCGGTTTCCCGACAAGTCCTTCATGGTGGCCGGCGACGCCAGCGCGATGGGCCTCTTCGGGCGCAACAAGTGCCGGGACGCCGGCCGCATGCTCGTCATCACGGAAGGCGAGATCGACGCCATGTCGGTGTCGCAGGCGATGGGTAACCGCTGGCCTGCAGTCAGCGTCCCCTGGGGGGCGAAGGGGTCGGCCGCCGTGATCCGGGCGGAGCTGGAGTGGCTCAACCGGTTCGACCGCGTGGTCTTCGCCTTCGACAGCGATGACGCCGGGAGGGAGGGGGCTCTCGAGCTCGCGCAGCTGCTCCCTCCCGGCCGGGCGTGCGTCGCTCAGCTGCCCCGCAAGGACCCCAACGAGATGCTCCAGGCGGGAGAAGCGCGGGAGCTGGTGGACGCCCTGTGGGGGGCCCCGGAGTGGCGACCGGACGGCATCGTCAAGGGTTTGAGTTCCATGGTCGACATCGCCCGCCGATGGCGCTCCATGCCGTCGGTCCCTTGGCCGCACGAAGGGCTGCAGAGGATGACCATGGGTATGCGGCCGGGCGAGGTGGTCACGCTCGTCGCCGGCACCAAGGCCGGCAAGTCGACGCTGGCGTTCGAGACCGTCGCTCACCTGATGCAGGAGGGCGTGACGTGCGGTGTCGTAGCGCTCGAGGGCAGCTTCAAGGACAACCTGTCCAACATCGTCACGCCCCTAGTGTCCCGACCGCTCCGCTTCGAGGACGATCCATGGTCCGACCCGGACGTGCAGGAGGTCGCGCCCCTGTTGGACGAGCGGCTGATCATGTACAACACCGAAGGCCGCCTTGACGCGGAGTCGATCCTCTCCAAGATCCGCTTCATGGTGGCCGGGGAGGGCTGCCGCGTCGTTCTGCTCGACAACCTCTCGGTCGTCCTGGGGGGCTCCGACGGCGATGACGAGCGGCGGGCGGTCGATCGGTTCATGACCGAGTCGATCTCCATGACGAAGGAGCTGGGCTGCACCTTGCTCCTCGTCTGCCACCTCAAGCGCACCGACGGCAAGTCGGCGGAGGAGGGAGGCCGGGTGCGGGCCAGCGACATCCGATCGAGCGGCCTGATCGAGAAGCTGAGCTCGACCGTCGTCGCCATCGAGCGAGACTTGCAGGAGGGGACGGACGCCGCCGTGCGGCTGCTCCTCTGCCGACACACCGGCCTGTCCGGACTGGCGGGCCACATGCAGTACGACCGAGAGACCGGACGGCTGACTGAGGCCGTCTCTGACATGGGATTCAGCTTCGAATCATGAACGACCCTCTATTCCCCACGCGGCGGATGATCGATGAGATCGCAGACGAGACTCACGGGGCGCGCCTGAAGTTCCCTGACCCTCGGGGCCTCATGATGGCCCTCACCGAGGAGGTGGGCGAGGTGGCCAAGGCCCTGGCCGACGAGTCGCCGGAGCGCATCCGGGAGGAGTGCATCCAGGTTGCGGCCATGGCCATCCGCTTGGCCGAGGAGGGCGACCCGACCCAGGACTGGGTACGCCACCAGAGGGGGCAGGAAGTGTTCAGGGGGATTCGGGAATGAAGGGGGAATCCCACGTCGAGCAGGACGAACACGGGGTCTTAGCCGTTGTGGTGTTCAAGAGATCGGAAGACATGGAGCAGCATGATCAAAGCGAGTGACATCCTCGTCTACGACATCGAGACGCAAGCCGTCAAGGACTTCCAGTTCCCGGAGGGCTCGGCGATCCACTGCATCGTCTGCCAGCCCTTGTACGGACAGCCGGAGCGGTACCACGACGACCCGGAGCTGCCGCGGGAAGGTACACTGGACGACGGCTTCCGCCGGCTGGCCAACTGGCCCGGCAAGCTGGCCGGGCACAACGTCCTGCGCTTCGACCGCATTGTCGTAGAGGATGCCTTCGGCGAGCCGCTGCCCGACCATCTCGATACCCAGCTGCTCTGCGAGATGCGCTGGCCGCACGTCAAGGAACTCGACTTCCGCCGCCGCAACGCGGGCGACCAGTCATTCCCCAGCCGGCTCATCGGGCGCCAGTCGCTCGAAGCGTGGGGCTACCGGCTGGGCGTCCGCAAGGGCGACTTCGGGAAGCAGACCGGCTGGCACGTACTCGACCGCCCGATGTTGGACTACTGCGTCCAGGACGTGAAGGTGACCGCGGCGCTGATGGAGCGAATCCTGAAGTACTGGCCGGGCAACCAGGCCGTCGAGCTCGAGCACCGGTTCGCCGAGGTCATCTGGGAGCAGATCAGGGCCGGCGTGAAGGTGGACCGGAAGGCCGCCGCCGATCTCTTGGGGCAGCTCACCAGCGCCTACGCGGGCGTCTACGACAAGCTGGTGGAACTCTGCCCGCCGTTCGAGATCCCGTACGTCACGCCGAAGAAGAAGCTGAGGAGAACCAAGGTCGTCCCGTTCAACCCCGGTTCCCGTCTTCATTGCGCGAACCACCTCATCCGCAAGTACGGGTGGAAGCCGAAGCAGTTCACGGATTCCGGGCGCCCGCAGCTCGATGAGGCCATCCTCGAGTCTCTGGCGGGAGTCTACGCCGAGGCGGCGCTGATGAACGAGTACCTGATGCTGGGGAAGCGCATCGGCCAGCTCGAGGGATCGTCCAAGGCCGGCGACCCGATCCTCAAGTATCTGAAGGATGACGACACGATCCACGGAGAGGTGCGCCCCTGCGGCACGGTGACCATGAGGTGCGCCCACAAGAAGCCCAACCTCGGGCAGATCCCCCGTCCGGGATCGAAGTGGGGGACCGAGTTCCGGGCGCTCTTCGGACCGAAGAACCCCGGCTGGGTCATGGTGGGCGCGGACGCTTCCGGTCTCGAGACCCGCGAGCTCGCCCACTTCCTCCATCAGTTCGACGGGGGTCGGATGGTGGACATCGTACTGAGCGGCGATGTCCACAGCACGAACATGCAGGCCCTGGAGATCATGGACCGCAACCGGGCCAAGGTCTGGTTCTATGCCTGGCTCTACGGCGCCGGAGACGCCAAGCTGGGGCTCATCCTCGGTTGCTCGGCCCGCCGGGCCCGGGCGGCCTCGAAGCGCTTCCTGCGCAACACGCCGGGCATGCCCAGCCTGAAGCAGTTGTGCTCCGAGCACGCTGGCAACTACGGCTGGCTTCCGGGCTGCGACGGCCGCCGCATCCCGGTCCGCCACCAGCACTCGGCCTTAAACACGCTGCTGCAAGGCAACGGCGCCATCGTGGTGAAGATGGCCACGGTACTCTGGGCCGACGCCGTGAAGGAGGAGGGGCTCCGCGCTCACCAGGTCTTACACGTCCACGACGAGGCCCAGTACGAGTCCCACCCCGACGACGCTCAGCGTGTCGGAGAGATCGGGGTGGAGTCCTTCCGCAAGGCCGGGGAGATCCTCGGCATCAAGTGCCCCCTCGACGGCGAGTACAAGGTCGGGGCCAACTGGAGCGAAACCCACTGATGAGTACCCTGTTGATCGATGGCGACGTGTACCTGCACCGCCACGTCTCCGCCTGCACCACCGAAGTTACCTGGAACGACGACGTCGAGACGACGAAGGTCGATCACGGCGCCGCCTACAGCGGCATCGATTCGGACTTCACCGCACTCATTCGTGAGCTGGGGGCCCGGCGAGTCATCGTGGCGCTGTCCGCCTCGGGCAAGTACTGGCGCCACGACATCTACCCGCTCTACAAGAACAACCGCAAGGGCCGGAAGCCGCCGGGGTGGCTCCGGCTGAAGGAGAAGCTGGTCGTCGGCTACCGATGCGTCGAGTACCCGTTCCTCGAGGGGGACGACGTGCTGGGCATCCTGGCCACCGGGACGGGCATCCGGGGCCGGAAGGTCGTCGTGTCCACGGACAAGGACCTGCGCACGATCCCTGGCCTGCACTTCAACCCGCACCACCCCGAGGAGGGCGTCGTCGAGGTCTCGGTGGACGAGGCGGACCGCTTCCATCTCGCCCAGACGCTCATGGGCGATTTCACGGACGGCTACCCGGGCTGCCCCGGGATCGGGCCGAAGTCCTGCGAGAAGTGGCTCCCCGAGCTCGGCGAGGAGTGGAGCGTCGCCCGGGGCTGGGCGGGCGTCCTGGGAGCCTACGAGAACGCCGTCGAGAAGGGTCGTCTGGTCCTCGCGGAGGGCGAGACGATCTACGACGTCGCCATCACTCAAGCCCGCCTGGCTCGCATCCTGCGTGCCGGCGAGTACACCGAAGCCAGCGGAGTAAGCCTGTGGAGCCCACCGACAACCCGAGACTGACCTGCAAGTTCTGCCGCGCCGCCCTCAATCGACACGAAGTCGACCAGGGGACCATCGTCTACACGCACTTCTTCGACCACGACCGCATCTTCTGCCGAGGGAACCCGATGCCCGAACCCGAACAGCCCATGACCGAGCTCGACCGCGACGCGCTGCTGGAAGCGGACGCCATGCCCGACGAGGTGGCGCCGAAGCCCGCCGAGAGCCCCTATGCGGAGCCGGAGCCTGCCGAGAGCACCGACGCGGAGCCGGAGGCGGAGATGAGCATCCTGGTGGACGCCGACGACCTCACGCGGGGCGACCGCCGCCGGTACTACGGTCACCCCCTGGACAACCACGGGAACACCGCGGAGCTCTGGACCGCCTACCTGGAGCGCAAGTTCGGCTTTCAGTGCCGGCTGAGCTACCGCGACGTCTGCCTGATGATGGTCCTCCTGAAGGTCAGCCGGGACTGCAACCAGACGAAGCGGGACAACCTGGTCGACATCGCCGGCTACACCCGTAACATCGAGCAGGCCGAGCACGAGTCTGCCCGACGCACGCCCTTCTGAGTTGTGCCAATTCTGCCCAATTGGGCAAGATCGGCACACTCCAGGAAGACCCTAACATGAGCCGAACCCCGCCGAACGCCTCGAAGCGCTTGCGCGGGGTTCGCTCGTCTCTCCCCGACGAGCCGCAGGTATCGCTGAGGCTCGTGGAGTGGCTCGAGGCCCAGTACCCAGGGAGTCCCCTCCAGCCCCACGAGACCGAGGCCGAGGGCCGCCAGCGCTACGGCGCGTGGCAGCTCGTGCAGCGCCTGCGGCTCATCGCGGAACGCCAAGCCGAACCCAAGAGGTGACCCCAGTGTGCTCAGCTCCGGACTTCCCCGACCCCGTACCGCCGCCGGAGCCCGCACCCCCGCCGGTCGAACAGAACCGCGGCTTCGTCCGCGCAGCTGACCCCGAGGATCGCGCGGAGCGCGCCCGGCAGGGAACCAGCGCCCTCCGGCTCGACCTCCGCACCCAGCCGACCGTCAGCTCGCCCCAGGGCGGCAACGCCGGCGGCCGCGCTAGCACCGGAGGCGTCAACGCCTGATGAGTGACATGACCGGGGCCGCTCTCTACGAGCGGCTCAAGGTTGACCGGCAGCCCTACGAGAGGCGTGCCGAGGCGGCCGCGACGCTCACTCTGCCGCACCTCTACCACGCCAGCGACCGCGGGCCCCTCCACTTCGAGACTCTCGAGGACCCCTGGCAGTCCATCGGCGCCCGCGGCGTCAACAACCTGGCCTCGAAGCTCCAGCTGGCCCTCTTCCCGCCCCAGCAGCCCTTCTTCCGCCTGGCCGTCGACGACTTCCTGCTCGAGGAGATCGCCCAAGTCGACGGGGCCCAGCAGGAGGTCATGGCCAACCTGGTCCGCCAGGAGGAGGCCATCCGCCAGGAGTTCGAGCACCGCGGCTTCCGTCCGCGTCTCTCGCGGGCCACGAAGCTGCTCGTGGTCACCGGCAACTGCCTCCTACACGTCCCCGCCGGCAAGCGGCCGAGGGTCTTCGACCTGAACCGGTACGTCATCCGGCGGGACCCCATGGGGGACGTCCAGACGATCGTCGTGCGCGAGTCCGTCGACCGCGCGGCGCTCCGCGAGCGTGGCGTCGAGGCCGCCCCGGAGGGCCGTAGCGACCGCTCGACGTTCGTGAACCTCTTCACGGTCATCGAGAAGGACCGCACGGACGAGGACTTCTACACGATCCACCAGGAGGGCCCCAAGGGCGAGCGCGTCCCCGGGACGGACAGCCGGGTGCGCCAGGAAGAACTCGAGTGGATTCCGCTCCGCTGGGAGATCCTCGACGGCGAGGACTACGGCCGCGGACACGTCGAGGGCGCCATGGGCGACCTTCAGGCGCTCGAGGTGCTCTCCGAGGCCATCGTCCAGGCCAGCGCCGCGGCGGCCAAGGTCATCTACATGGTCCGACCCGGTTCCTCGGCCAACATCCAGGACCTCAACGACGCCGAGAACGGCGACTTCGTGTCCGGCCAGGAGGAGGACGTCGGAAGTCTGAACCTCGACAAGTTCGCCGACCTCCGAGTCGCTCAGGCCAGCGTGGAGGCTCTGGTCCTGGGCCTCGAGACGTTCTTCCTGGTGCGCCGCCAGCGCGACGCCGAGCGAGTCACCGCGCTCGAAGTCCAAGTGACCATCCAGGAGCTCCAAGAGGCCCTCGGAGGCACCTTCGCCGCCTTGGCCGAGGAGGTCCAGCTGCCCGTCCTGGCCGTCCTCCGCGCCCAGATGACGGCCCAGGGGCGCCTTCCGGACCTCGGGCGGGACGACATCGTGCGGCCGCAGATCACCACCGGCGTCGACGCGATCGGCCGCGGGCAGGACCTGCAGCGGCTTCAGGTCGCCCTCCAGACCATCGCCCAGCTCGGGCCCCAGGCCCTGGGCCTGATGAAGCCGCAGGAACTCGTGAAGCGCATCCTGAACGGCGCCGGCGTGACCACCAAGGACCTCCTGAAGACTCCGGAGGAACTCCAGCAGGAGGCCCAGCAAGCCCAGCTCCGCCAGATCGGGCAGAACCCCGAGCTTGTGAAGCAGATCGGCGGGTTCGCCCGCGAGAACATCGAGCGCGCCGTCGGGAGCGGCGAGGGCGCTCAGACCCCGAATCCAGACGAGGCATAGACCATGGCGTACGAACGAGTCGAAGTCAGCTCCAGCGAGGTGACGGGCCCCAACGCTCCCCGCATGCCCGAAGAGGGCGAGCAGCAGCCGGAGCAGCAGCCGGAGCAGCAGCCGGAGCAGCAGCAGCAGCCGGAGCAGCAGCAGCAGCCGTACCGGCCTCGGGTGGGCGGCGGCAAGTTCCAGACGGTCCAGGACCTCGAGATCGCCTACGCTCAGCTCGAGCGACGCCTGGGGTCCCAGAAGGGCATCCAGGAGCGCCAGGAACCCCAGACTCCCGACCCCAAGGACTCCCCGGCGCCGGCCGCGGAGGGCGACAAGAGCGGAGAAGGCCAGACCCCCGAGGGAGAGGGACCGGAGGACACGCCTACGGGGCGCAAGATCATGGACCGGGAAGCCTACCAAGGCTGGACCGAGCGCTTCATGGAGCAGGGCGAACTCCGGCCGGAGGACTACGTCGAGCTCGAGCAGGACTACGGCATCCCGCGAGACGTCGTGGACAACCACATGCGCTTCCGGGCGGACTACGTCCAGAACCAGGCCAACGAGCTCATGGGCCTTGCCGGAGGCAAGGAGAGCTTCGCCAAGATGGCCCAGTGGGCGAACGAAGGCGGATGGGACGAAGAGCAGCGAGCGGCCTACGACGCGGCGATCAAGTCCAACGACATGGGCCAGATCAAGTTCGCCATCAACAACCTGAGGGCTGCCTACGAGTCCGCCAACGGCTACCGCGGGGAGATGCTGGTCGGCCGAGCCGGGCCGTCCGTCGAGTCCGGAGACGTGTTCCGGTCGATGAACGAGGTGACCGAGGCCATGCGCGACCCGCGCTACAAGAAGGACCCCAGCTACGTCAAGGCGGTCGAGGAGAAAGTCCACCGCAGCACGCAAGCCGGGCACATCTGATGGACCCGGGGCTGAAGCGCCTTCTTGAGGAGGTGGACGGCTTCTGCGCGGCTTGCGGCTCGGGCGTCGGGTCTCTCAGCGAAGACGGCGTGGGCCCCGGCGACGACGCCGGACAGGTGGCCCTGGTGAACAACCGCTGCGTCCAATGCGGCACCTGGGCCGAGCCCCACGTCGAGCCTCGCGAGACCTTCGCCTCCTTGGCCCAGAAGGCCGGCCAGCCCGTCGGCTTCATGCTCATCAACGGGCGCCTCGTGCTGCCCAAGGGATCGAAGCTCCGTCCATGAAGAACGCCATCCTCGCCCTCGTACTCGCCCTCTCCACGACGTCCTGCCTCGCAACCCAAGACGACTTCGAGCGCCTCGGGCAGCGCGTGGGCGGAGTCGAGAGCGCCCTCGAGACCTTCGACGGCACGCCCGAAGCCCAGGCCGAACTCCAGGCCGCCGTAGGCGAGCTCCGCCAAGAGGTCACCGCGGGCGCCCAGCGGGTCCAGGAGCGCGGCCAGGCGATTGCCGGCCAGCTCGCGGACGGCTGGAGCCAGGCCGGCCTCGGCGGCGTACTCGTGGGCGGCCTCAGCGCCCTATTCGCAGCCGGCCGCCAGCGGCGGCGTGTCGAAGTGCAGCGAGACGAGGACCAGAAGCGACTCCAGAAGGCGCTCGCCCAGCTGCCCGCGGGCAGTACGGTCGACTGACCGAAAAGGGCCCATCTTCGGGCCCACCACCGAACACCCCAGCAAGCCTCAAGCAGCTGGAGCCAGGCCCCGTCACGGCGGGACAACCTGCGGGTCTCCAGCCTGTGCGTAGGAGCGGGGTCAGACGCCACCCCCCAACTTCTGACCCAAGGTTCCACGATGACCGATACGACTCCGAGTCTCATCGGTGCAGTCAACCAGGCCGGCACCGAGGACGCCCTCTTCCTGAAGGTGTTCTCCGGCGAGGTCCTGACCGCATTCGAAGAGCGCAACGTCATGCGTGACGTTGTCACGATGCGCACCATCGCGAGCGGAAAGTCCGCTCAGTTCCCGGCGACCGGCCGGGTCTCCGCGGCCTTCCACGACCAGGGCGAGAACATCCTCGACCCGTCGAACAACCTGATCCAGACGCTGAACCACAACGAAGTGGTCGTGAACCTGGACGACCTTCTGGTCACGGCCCTGTTCGTCGACTCCCTCGACGAGATGAAGAACCACTACGACGTGCGCCAAGAGTACGCCCGCCAGATGGGCTTCGCTCTCGCGAAGTACCTCGACGAGCGCCTCCTGCGCGTCGCCGTGCTGGCCGCCCGTGACACCACCGCTCGCGTCGCCGATGCGAGCTTCCCGACCGGTGAGAGCATCGTCGATGCCGACTTCTCGACGAACGGCTCCAGCGCCGTCGCGACCTGCTTCCAGATCGCCCAGAAGTTCGACGAGAAGGACGTCCCCGACGACGGCGAGCGGTACATCGTCGTCGACCCGGCGACGTACTACCTGCTGGCCCAGCAGACCGACCTGGTCAACCGGGACTTCGGCGGGATGAACGGCGTCTTCTCGGACGGCACGATCATGAAGGTCGCCGGCCTGAAGATCCTGAAGTCGAACCACATCCCGTCCACGAACTTCTCGGCGGACGCGGGTGAGGGCGACGACTCGAGCGCGGACTTCACCAACACGACCGCGATCGCCTTCCACCGCAGCGCCGTCGGCCTGCTGAAGCTGAAGGACATCGCGATGGAGTCTGAGCACAAGATCGAGTATCAGGGCACCCTGATGGTCGGCTCGATGGCGATCGGCTCGAAGCACCTCCGCAACGAAGCGGCGATCGAGGTTGCCTCCTCGTAGAGGACCTCGGAAGAGAACGCCTCTCCCCTCCCTGGGCTCCGTCGGTTGATAGCCGGCGGGGCCCTTTCATCCAACCCCGGCACGATCATGGCAGTCAACAAGACCACCCTCCTGTCGGGGGTCAACCACATCCTGGCGGCGATGGGCTCCCAGCCCGTCCAGTCGCTCTCCGACTCGGCCGACCCCGAAGTCTCGGCCGCGGAAGCCGAGCTCAACCGAGCCCTGGCGGACCTCCAGTCCCAGCGGTGGTGGTTCAACTTCATCGAGGACGTGAAGCTCATCGCCGACAACAGCGGCGAGATCACGCTACCCATCGATCCCCAGACGATGGCCGTCTCGGTGAAGCCCTGCAACATGCCCAGCACCTCCGGCGAGAACCCGGTCGTCATCGTCGAGCGGGCGGGCAAGCTGTACGACAAGGCCAACGACACCTTCGACTTCGGGGTCGGCACGGAGGTGAAGTGCGACCTGACCCAGGCGGTGGACTTCGAGGACCTCCCCGAGGTCGCGCGGTCCGTGGTGGTCGCCGAGGCCGCCTTCAACGCGGCGCAGTCTCTCGACCGGGACAACCAGCTCGTCGCTCGCCTCGAGCGTCGCTACGGCATCGCCCTGGCCCGCTTCAGCCGCGAGGACAAGCGCACCGGCGACTACAACGTGCTGAACGACAGCCTGTTCCGACGCATCCGGCGCACGCGCCCGCTGAACCGCACGAGGCCGGTGTGACTCGATTCCGACAGCCAGTTCCCAGCCTCACCGGGGGAGTCTCCCAGCAGCCGCCCTCAATCCGCCTGTCCAACCAAGCGGAAGCCAGCACGAACACCTTCACCGACGTCGTCGAGGGCCTCACCAAGCGCCACCCGATGGAGCACGTCGCGAAGATCAACAGCGACCAGGTCGAGGACGAGACCTTCGTCCACGCGATCAACCGGGACGCCACCGAGCGTTACATCGTCCTGATCCGGCCGAACAAGGTCGAGGTCGTCGACGCCCTCACGGGTGACGTGCTGCCCGTCCACGGGCCGACCGCGCCCTTCACGGCTGACTTCGGCTACCTCTGGGAAGGGCTGCTGGACAACAACGAGCTGAACGACCCCGAGAACTTCATCTTCTCCTCGACCGACTGGGCCGCCCAAGGCGGCAACCCGCTCACCGCGGTCGCTCTGCCCAGCGAGACGCCGCCGGCGGAAGTGCTCTACACGGGAGCCCTAGATCCACAGCGCCTCTCGGTCGATGGGATCGGGACGATCGCCGTCTACGGCCAGCCCCTGGCCACGCCGGGCGTATCGATCGACGCGAAGCAATGCATCTCGTGCTTCTTCAAGCTGAGCGACGACGCCGGCAACGAGTCGGACACGATTCGTCTCGAGTTCATCGAGAACGACGGCGTGACCACGCAGTTGTGGCACGATTTCGACATCGATATCTCGACGGGAGAGATCACCGTCGGGGCCCCGCCCGCGGCCGCAGCGAACACTCCCGGCACCGTCGGTGTCGACAGGTACTCTGGCGGCTGGTACCGCTGCTACATCGGCGTCGAGAGTTCCGAGCACGGGACGCTGACCACGGGCGCGGTCACGAACGGCGACGTCCGAATCCACGTCCGTCCCTCGGCGTCGCCGGCGAACAAGTCGGTCATCGCGTGGGGCGCCCACTGGGCTCAGGGGACGCTGACTCCCCCTCCCTACGCGCACATCCAGGCGGACGTGGGGGAATTCAGAGCCACCACTATCGCCGACACGACGATCGTACTGAACGGTAAGCGGAAGGTCCATCGCGGGCTCACGACGCAGGAAGCCTGGCCGGACGACAACACCGACGAGGCGCTGGTGTTCATCAAGCAGGGCGGCATCGCGGACGCCCACTACGAGATCAAGATCAAGCTCGAGGGCGGCTCGGAGGATGTCTTCGAGTACACCACGTCGAACAGCGCCACACAGTCAACGTCGCCCGACGCCCAGGCCGACGACGACATCGCGGAGTCGCTCCGGGCAGACATGGTGGCCTCGGGCTACACAGTGACCCGAGAGGGCTCGACGCTCCACATCAAGATCCAGGGCAGCAGCCCCATCGAGACGCTCACGGTCACGGACTCCGGATTCGGCGCCCTGATCGGCAAGGTCCACCGAGAGGTCGAAGTGGTCACGGATCTCCCGGCGATCGCTCCCGAGGGCTACTACGTCAAGGTGGTCGGCGCGGCCAACGAGTCCGAACTCGATGACTTCTGGGTCGAGTTCAACCCCGAAGAGGGCGAGGACTTCGGCAACGGCTTCTGGAAGGAGGTCGCGGAGCCGGGCTCCCAGATAAGCCTCGATCCGGCCACTATGCCCCACAAGCTGACCCGGATGCAGGACGACAGCGTCGGCACGGTAACGGGGACGGCTGACCAGATCTACTTCGAGTGGGCCCCGATCGACTGGACGGACCGGATCGCCGGAGACGACCTCACGAACCCGTTCCCGTCCTTCGTCTCGAACAGCTTCTCGGACCAGCGGACGATCAACGATGTCTTCTTCTTCCAGAACCGCCTCGGCTTCCTCAGCGACCAGAACGTCATCCTGAGCGAGGCCTCCGGCTTCTTCAACTTCTTCAGGATCACCACTGCCGCCTTCGTCGAGTCCGACGTGGTCGACGTCCAGGCGGCGCACACTCGAGTCTCGATCCTCAACAGCGCGGCGCCGTTCAACCAGCAGCTGATCCTCTTCAGCGACCGCACTCAGTTCATACTGAGCGGAAGTCCTTCGATCAACGCACGCAACGTCTCGATCCGCGCGGCGCTCGAGTTCGAGAACTACGCGAACACGCCGGCGATCGCCACCGGGCGCTCCGTGTTCTTCGCCTACCCCCGCAGCGGCTTCTCCGGAGTCCGCGAGCTCTTCCAGGACTCCGAGGTTACCCTCACGGCGGACGACGTCGCCCAGGCCATCCCCCGGTTCATCAAAGGGGTGGCCACGAGGATCGCCGCGTCGACGCTGGCCGACATGCTCGTCCTACAGTCGGACGACGACAAGAGCGAGCTTTACACCTACAAGTTCTTCTGGCAGAACCAGGAGAGGCGGCAGAGCGCTTGGGTGCGGTGGAGGATCGAGGACGACGAGGCCGAGGTCGTCGGCATCGAGTGGGTAGAGAACGAGCTCTACCTGGTCATCCAGCGAGACGAGGGCGTCTTCCTTGAGAAGATGGAGGTGTCCAGCGCCATCGCGGACGAGGGCGCCAGCTACACCACACACCTCGACCGGCGACTCAAGGATACCGACACCGGGGTGTCGAGTGTCTACGACCCGGTGACCGACCAGACCACGATCACGATCCCCTACAACGTGGCCACGGGCGCGACCATGAGGGTCTACACGAGGAACACGGCGTCCACCAACGGCGGACTGGCGAAGCAGGTGGCCAGCGCCCCGGCCGGGGGGGCCTCGGTCGTCGTTGAGGGTGACGTCACGGGCACCGACCTGTGGATTGGACAGACGTTCACCGCGACCCACAAGTTCTCCCGTCCGTTCGTGCGGCAGCAGACCGCTCGCGGCACCCTGTCGCCCGTCGCGGCCGTCAACAGCCACCGGGCGATCGCCTTCACGGTGCTCTATCGGGACACCTCCGACTTCGTCGTGAAGATCGAACCCGAGAACCGCCCTGCGGGCGAGAAGCGTTTCAACAGCGCTCTGGTGGGTGGCACCACGATCGGAGAGCTGAGCCTCCAGTCCGGCCGGCTGCGGACGGGCATCCTGTTCCCTGCGTCGAAGGTCGACGTCAGCATCGAGAGTTCGAGCGGGCTGCCGTTCAAGCTCCAGTCCGCTGAGTGGGAAGTGTCCTTCGACGGCTCCGGTAGTCAGCTGGGGGCGGTGTGAGGGATCGCTTCGTGCGGCCCAGTGTCGAGGGCGACATCGACCAGCTGAAGGACCGACTGCGAAGGCACGACCTCCTCGACATCGCCCTGGTTCGGAAGTCCCCGGAAGAGGCGCTGAGGTCCGGCTTCGAGAAGGGGATCGTGTGCTACACGCTCATGGTGGGCGATGAACCGATCGGCATGGCCGGCCTAAGCCTCGGGATCGACTACGCCTTCCCGTGGTTGCTCGGTACGGACCGCATCTCCGATCGAGAAGTCTGGAGGCGGTTCGCCCGCGAGTCCCGACTCTGGTTCGACCAGTTCGTCAAGCTGTCCGATGGGCGGCCGATGACGAACTTCCTGTCCCCCGAAAACGTCCTCCACATGCGCTGGCTCGAGTGGCTCGGCTGCAGCTTGGAAGACTGCGGGCACTTCGTGCGCCTACACTACCCTCCCAAGGAGGCCTGAACCATGTGTGTAGCCCTTGTCGCCGTCATCAGCATCATCATATCGGTCGTGAACACCGTCATCCAGACGGAGCAAGCCAACGCCAACGCGCGAGCGACCGAACGCCACGCCGAAGCGGTCCATGACGTCAACAAGGCTGTCGCGGAGGACGACGCCAAGAACGCTTCCATCGCCCTGTCCGCCCGCTCAGACCAGGACCGGGAAGTCGCCAACGCCAGCGTGTCCAACGTGGTGCGCCAGTCGCTCCGCCAGCAGGGCGCCGCGTTGACTCAGGCCGGGGCCGGAGGTGTGCAGGGCAGCTCGGTAGGGGCCCTCCTGGGCGAGTTCCAGCGCCAGGAACTCGAGCACCAGACGTCCACCGCACGCCAGATCCGAGCACGGAACCTGCAGCTGTCTCTCGAATCGCAGGGCATCGCCTCGCAGAGCGCATCCCGCATCCTGAGCACCCAGCCCGGACCGGTGCCGCGTCCCGGGGCTCTGGGGTCGGCTCTGGGCGGCGTCGGGGCCGCCGTCAGCGGTGCCGCCGACTTCAACACCGTCATCAACAGCTGACGCATGCCCCGACGACAGATCGAAGACCTGCAGGTCTCCGCACCGGGACTCTTCGAGCCGATCGCGCGGCCGATCAACACCTTCTACCCGATCCGCACCCGGGCTCCTGCGCCGAAGCAGGCCGTCAACCTCAAGCCCCTCGCGCAGGGCCTCCGCAAGCTGTCCTTCAGCCTGGCTCAGAGCCAGAAGAAGAAGAACGAGGAGGACGAGCAGGCCGGTGCCGCGTTCGCGACCGAAGACTTCAAGGTGTTCGACGAGCTGGCTGCTCAAGTCGCCGACGCGGACGATCCCAGAGAAGCCCTGGGCCGCCTCATCCGCCAGAAGGTGGAAGCCGGAGAGATGGACGAGGCCGACTCTCCTCGCTTCATTGTGGGGGCCATCCGGGCGGCCGCCCGCCGCCGAGTGGGCCAGTATCAGCGGCGGGTCCAGGAACGCCTGGACGAAGTCGCCCAGCTGACGGACGCCAACGGCAACAACGTCGATCCGCCGTCTGTCGACGACATCCTCGCCGATGAGTGGGCGAAGCTCGTCGATCAGGACTTCATCCTGCAGGACTTCATCGGCAGTACGGAAGCCTCCGGCTCCAAGCTGAGGGTCGACGAGGCGATGCGGTCGGAAGCCTTGAAGCGGGTCAAGGAGGCCCGCGAGACTCAGTTCCGCACCGATGTCACCAACGAGATCTCGAGCCGCCTCGACCGCCTCTCAACACTCGACCTGGATGGCGAGCAGGCTCTCCAGCAGAAGGACAGCATCCAGCAGTACGTCGAGGAGGAGGTGTTCGGCAGCGACTTCCGGAAGCCGGCCGAGGTCGTCTGGCAGTCCGCCCGCATCTCGATCCAGAGGGCGCGCAACGCCGACGCTGGGGAGGGCCTCCGCGTGCTCGAGATCGCCGAGGACCTGGAGATCGCCGGAGTCCGCATCGGCGATGACCCGCGGTTCGCCGAAGAGCTCGAGTCGGTCCGCGCCTCCCTGATGAACCAGGAGCGCCAAGACCAGCAGGACGAACTCAAGTCCCGGCAGATCGCCATCCGTCAGGTCCAGCAGAACGCCCGGGACGAGGCCATCACCCTGTTCGCCGGAGCCGTGAACGACCCGGGGGCTTCACCGTACGACGCGCTCGCCACGATCGAGGAGCGCATCAACAACAACGACACCCTGTCCGACCAGGACAAGGCCTACTCGGTCCTCGCGGTCCGCGAGATGGCCGAGCAGATGACCGCGGCCGAGCGTACCGATCAGGAGTTCATCTCCAACTTCGAGGACCGGCTCTACCTGGACGGTGACGTCGAAGGGGCTCGCATCCTGTTCGAGAACGCCCTCACGGACCCCCTGGTCGAGATCCTACCGCGCGACGCCGAGCGCCTCCGGATCGAGCTGGGCCAGGCGGCCGACCTGGCGCCGCTGATCGAGCAGAACCCGGCGTACGTCTCCGGCATCAACGAGATCCGCCAAGCGGGCAACACGCTCACTGGATTCGCGCCTGAGGCCCAGGCCCAGTTCGACCGAGCGATGATCGAAGCCGAGCAGCGCTTCAACAAGGACCTGCGCGCCTTCGCACGGGAGCACCAGAACGACGCCGACGGAGGCACTTCCGCCGTCCGCGAGTTCATCGAGCAGCGCACCGCGGAGATCTCCCGGAACGTCGTCCAGCGGGCCGACCAACAGCGCCAGGGGCGCCGAGAACTCCTGAACGAGGTCACACGACTCAACGACGAGGCCCAGTCCGCGCGCTCCGCGATCCAAGCGGCCATCGAGAGCGGCCAGGTGACCGAATCGGAAGGCCGCGAGCTCCTCCTGAAGAACCGCGAGGCGACGAACCGGGAGCGCTACCTCCAGGACCCCCAGTTCGCGGCCGCAGCCTCCAACGTGCGCGACCTCCTGCAGGCCCAGGTAGGCGCCGATGATCGGTTCTTCACCAGCAGCTTCGACGCCCTGGGGAGGCCCACCAGCTTCCCCACGCCCGAGGGAGTCCGCCTACAGGCCGAGGTAGACCGCCAGTTCCGCCGAGAGGCGCAGAAGTGGTTCAACGACCCGACGAACCTTCGGGGAGCGGACGGCCCGGAGGAGATCCGAGAGCGCTTCCGCGACGCGCTCCCCGAGCTCGAGCTGGCCGTCAGCGAGCGAATCGACCGCACGGCCGACCTCATTGCCCGGGGCACCATCCGCTCGGCCTCGGGCCGCGGCGGGGAGATCATCCAGGCCCAGGACGCCCAGCAGGAGGCCGAGCTTCAACAGGAGATCCAGCGCAACGAGGCCATGGTCGGCGAACTCGTCGACCGAGCCCAGGCCGTCGGTGACCAGATGCGCGCCCAGGTCGACCAGCAGGACCTCATCCGCCTCGGATCGGCGCGATCAAACGACGCCCTGGCCTCCCGTGGGGGACTCACGGCGGACGCCCCGTCGATGCCGCGTCACCCCGCGGTCCGCAGCCGGTTCTACGAGGTCTACGCCCAGGCGTCCAACGGGCAGCTCTCACCGAGCCGCCTGCAGCGTGAAGCAGTCTACGAGGCCGAGCAGGCCTTGAACGACCCCAAGCTCGACCGCGAGGAGGCCTTCGCGGCCGCCGCGAACGCCATGGCCCTAGGCGGGATCGATCCCGACCAGCTCCTGGCCGGCGCCATCGTGGTGGAACCGACGACCGAAGAGCAGCTCGAGCTCGTCAACCGGATCTCCGCGTTCATCGCGCTGCGGGACAACGGGCTGACCAGCTACCGGGGCGAGCTGACGCAGGATCGCATCAACCGCCTCGTTGAGTTCTCCAACCGCCGCACCGAGATCCCCATCCAGGACGTCGAGCTGCCGCCGTACGAGACCCGGCTCTTCCGCACCGTCGAGGATCTCGACGAGTTCCAGAGTGAGCGTCCGCAGGACCTCATCAACATCATGAACCGCCTCGGCGTCCCCCAGAACGATGCCGCGCGCGACGAGTGGCTGCTGCTGCAGCTTGGCCTGATCGAAAGGTTCGAACGGTAGATGGTCCAGAGCAACATCGAAGAGCTTCTCCGCCGGAGAGCGCAACAGCGTGCGCAGAGCGGACTTACGCCGGCTCAGGACATCCAGGGCGTTCCCAACTCGACGCCGTTCTCGCGGCAGAAGCCAGTCGAGCGGCAGAGCCAGCTGTTCACGTTCAAGGACACCCTCGCCGCGCCGTTCCGCGGCATCGAGGGCGCCGTCCAGGACACCTACAACTTCGTCGACGAGGTCGTCTTCCGGGACGCCTTGGCTGACTACGACCAGCGCCTGCTGGGCGAGAGCCGCACGGCGGTAGGAGGGGTCATCGAGGGGTTCTCGAACTTCCTCACCGGCTTCGTCCCCGTAGTGGGGGTCATCGGGCGCATCGGCAAGCTGGGCCGAGCGATCAACCTGACCACCCGCGCCGAGAAGGCTCTCCGAGCCGCCGGCCGCACGCGCGCGGCTCTCGCAACCCGCATCGGTCGGGACGCCGCGGCCGGCGTCATCGCCGACTTCGCGGTCTTCGACGGCCACGAAGAGCGCTTCTCCAACTTCGTCCAGGAGTACCCCGTGTTCGCCAACCCGGTGACCGAACTCCTGGCCGCCGACGAGGACGACACGGAGGCCGAGGGGAGGCTGAAGAACGCCGTGGAGGGGCTAGGCCTGGGCCTGTTCGCGGACGGCCTTATCCTGGCCACCAAGTCCGTCCGGGCCATGCGGCGCGCCCGGGAGGCCGGCAAGAGCCCGGCCCAAGTGCAGGAGGCCATGGACGAAGTGGCCCCGCCGGAGGAGCTCGCCCAAGTCTTCAACCGGGCCCTGGACGGCGACATCCTCGAGGCCGCCCGTCTGGCCAACGAGTCCGAGCGCGGCGCGGTCATCGCGGCGGCCGACGCTCAGGCCCGGGTGGGTCGCGCCCTGCCCGACGAGGTCATCGCCGACGCTCCCCCCATCGAGCCCGAGTTCTACACGCCCCGCGGGCGCGAGACTCGCGGGACCTCCCCCCTGGAGGCCCTCGAGATCTCCAAGGAAGACGCCGAGACGATCCTCCAGCAGATCGACGAAGCCCCACCGGCCGGCACCAACCCGCGTGACTTCACCGCGGCGGAGCGGATGGCTCTCGAGCTCGAGCGCCGGGACCTCAACCTGTCCCGATTCGACGGGCAGGAGGGCGCCCTCGCGGCCATCCGGATCTTCGAGGACCTGGCCGAGCAGGCCGCGTCCAAGGACGTCGCGCGGCTCAAGCGCATGGGCGGCCTCCCGCAGAAGCTGACGGAGCGCCAGGAGCAAGCCATGCAAGAGCTGGCGGACCTGGCCGGGGCTGAGCCGGAACGCCTGGCGGTCCAGCTCCAGCGCGGGATCGTCCCGGACGGGGCGACGACGCTGGCCGAGCAGGACCTCGATGCTCTCGTGCGGATCGGGGCCCGGGTGCGCATGTACGATCAGCTCCTGGTCAGCGCGACCGACAACCTCTACAAGCACGTCGACGCCGTGCTCAAGGCGCCCGTCGGCGACGAGGCCGCCGTCGACGCGGCCATGGCTGACTTCGGGCGACAGAGCGAGCAGCTGGTGCAGCTCACGGCCGCCATGAAGGGCATCGCGAGCGAGCAGGGGCGCGCCTTCCGAGCGCGTCGGCTGCCCGTCGGTCTCCTCGAGGCGGCAGACCTGGCCCAGGAGGTCCAGTCCAAGGGCGGCCGCAAGGCCTTCATCAAGGCCGCCGAGAAGCTGAAGATGATCGAGGCCGCCGCGCGCGGCAACAAGCGCGAGGCCGCGGCGGGCGCGCTTAAGGCGACCCGCTCAAGCACCTTCCGGAAGTTCGTCAACGGCACCAACGAGTGGTGGATGTTCAGCCTCCTGTCGGGGTTCACGACGCAGGCTGTCAACGGTCTCTCCGGCCTTGCCACGTCCGTCTACCTGCCGTTCGAGCAGATGCTTGGGGGCGCCGCGACGCTGCGCTCGGAAGTCGTCACGGACGCCGTGAGGCAGTACGTCGGGCTCGCCAAGGCCATCCCGGACGCCTTCAAGATGTCCTGGGCCGCGGCCAAGGACGGGGAGAACATCCTCGACCCGCAGATGCGGACCATCGACAACCCCGAGATCCCCCAGATCGGCCTGAGGAACCTCAACCCTCTGAACCCCGAGGGCCAGTTCCGGCGCCGCGGGGAGGGCGAGTCGCTCACCGAAGCCGGGCTGCGGTGGTTCCGAGGGGCCATCTCGCTGCCCCGCATTGGACTCACGAGCGGGGACGAGTTCGTCAAGCAGCTGCGGGCGCGCTCCATCGCCCACGCAGAGTTCATGAAGGATGCGCTCGCCGAGGGGGTGGCCGGTGCCGACGCGGCCGCAGCCGCCCACAAGCGCATGGAGACCCTCATGGAGAGGGGCCAGATGAGCGCCATGGCGGTGCTGCTGGACCGCGGGCAGGACCTGGCGGTGCGGCAAGGCCTCGACGGCAACCAGGCCCGTGAGTTCGCCGAGCAGTGGGCCCGCGAGCAAGCCCAGCGGCCTGAGTGGGAGCGCCTGCTGTCGGTCGGCCGCCGGGCGCTCGAAGGAGCCCGTGAGGCGACCTTCACGACGCCCCTACAGCGCGGCACCCTGGCGGGCGACTTCCAGACGTACGTCAACCGCCACCCGGCACTGCGGCTCGTGTTCCCGTTCATCCGGACGCCCACCAACATCGCCCTCTTCGCGGGACAGCGTGCGGACGCAGTCGGCCTTGCGAAGCTGCTGGGAGCGACGACCTTCCCTCCCCTGGCGCGGAACCTCGACCAGAGCCGGCTGCGGCTCGTCCAGGACGCCCTCAGCAACGACCCGATCCGCAAGTCTTCGGCGGTCGGACGTCTCGCCTTCGGCGGCTCCTTCCTGACCTGGGGCTTCGCCATGGCCGCCGCCGGCAACCTGACGGGCCAAGGCCCCAGCGACCGCGCGAAGCGCCGGGAGTGGCTTGACGCGGGCGGACAGCCGTACTCGATCAAGGTCGGGGACAAGCACATCGCATACGGGCGCATCGACCCCTTCGCCACCCTCCTGGGCTCGATCGCCGACGTGGTGGAGGTCGCCCGCTGGGCCGACGAGGCCGACCAGCCGGAGCTCGAGAAGATCGTGCTGGGGATGACCACCGCGCTGGCCAACAACGTGACGAACAAGACCTACCTGTCGGGCGTCCGAGACCTGACGCTCCTGCTCGACCCGAGCCGGTCCGAGAACCAGGTCCGGAGAACGCTGGGGAGGTTCGCCGGCAGCTTCACGGTGCCCTCCGCGGCCGCCCAGGCGGCCCGCAGCAGTGACCCGCTGATGCGGGAGCTCAACGGCGTCCTCGACAACATCCGGGCGCGCATCCCGGGCCTCAGCGAGGAGCTACCCCCGATGCGTAACCTCCTGGGCGAGCCGATCACCCGAGCGCAGGCAGTGGGCAGCGACATCGTCGGGCAGTGGGCGAACAGCTTCGTGCCGATCGTCTACCGAGAGACCAGCGACGACGTGATTCGAGACGAACTCGTGAACCTCAACCGAGGCTTCAACCCGCCCATCGCGTCGCTCTACGGCGTCGACCTGCGGACCATCCGGAACGACCAAGGGCGGCACGCCTACGACCGGTGGCTCGAGCTCCACGGTAAGGTCAAGATCGGCGGGCGGTCCCTCCGCTCGTCCCTCCGTCAGCTGATCCGCAACAAGAGCTACCAAGAACTCTCGCCGGTGAGCCAGAACGGATTCGACTCTCCGCGCGCCGCCGCGATCGGCCGGGTCGTATCCACCTACCGCCGCGTGGCGAAGGTCCAGATGATGCGCGAGTTCCCCGAGCTCGCTGAGACGGAACGAGCCGCCATCCGCGCCCGACGCGAACAGTCCGCCGAAGTCGGCGAGCGGGGCGCCAGCTTCCTCGGCGTGCCGATCTCCACGGCCGCCGAAGCGCTCCGCGGCTCCCCCGATCCGATCGAGAGCGCCACCCAGGACCCGACCCTTCAGCGATAGGAACCCATGGCAGATTCGAGTGTCTCCTACACCGGTGTCGCCGCTCAACAGGCCTACACGATCACCTTCAACTTCCTGAAGCAGTCGCACGTCAAGTGCGTGGTCGACGGAGTCACTGCGACGTTCACGATCAGCGGCTCGACGCTGACCATCTCGACGCCCACGATCGCCGGCGGCGAAACGATCTTCATATATCGCGATACGCCGCGAACTGTGTCTGGGCTACTGGTCGACTTCACGGACGGCTCGACGCTCTCCGAGACCGATCTCGACAACAGCGTCAAGCAGCAGCTCTTCGTCGCCCAGGAGGCCCTCGAGCGCAGCCTTCGCGAGCAGCTGGATGGCGACGGGCACTTCACGGCGGGCTCGAAGCTCATCGAGGACGTTCTCGATCCGGTGAAGTCGCAGGACGTCGTCACGAAGGCCTACGCCGACGCCCTCACCATCGCCGCCGGGTCGCTTCCTACGGTGAGCGGCGCCGACAACGACGGCTTCCTCTCGGTCGTCTCCGGAGCCTGGGCACTCCAGACGCTGGCCGAAACCAAGACGCGCCTGTCGCTGCCCACGGACGCCGCCGGTGATATCACGACGCTCCAGGATGAGGCTGACAACGCTCGGGGCCTCATGTACGTCTCTATCGACGATGCCGGCCTCGTCATCAGTACGGCGTCGCTCGGAGCACCCACCAAGCGGTCCATCGGAATTACGACCGTCGAGGCGGCGGATGCCGACAACGCCATGTCGGTCGACGATGCGAACGACGAGTTCGACCTGGAGCCCGGCACCTACGAGTTCACCGCCATGCTGATGGTCGAGAGCGCCAGCGCGATTACGGCTCAGATCGAGTGCGGCTTCACCGACACCGCTCCGGCGTTCTTGAGCCCGAGCACCGGCGTCCCGTCAACCCTACTGGACCTCGATGACGCCCAGATCGTCACGATCCCGCTGACCGCGATCGTCACCGTAGGCTCAACAAGCTCCTACCAGTTCCATGCTCGGCGCATCGGCGGCTCAGGCGACATCACGGTCCGCTCGGGCTACATTAGCATCCGGAGGCTCGCCTGATGGATCGACGAGACCTCGCAACAACGCTTTCGCGGATGGAGACGAAGCTGGACACCATCATCGAGACCGCCAGCGACCACGAGCAACGCCTCCGGTCGCTCGAGAGGTCCAAGCAGATCTTCTACGGCGTGGGCCTGGTGCTCGGCGCCGCGATCTCCTGGGTCCTCAGCCACCTCCACCTGGCTCCCAACAAGGACTGACCCATGGCCGTCGCCTACGAACTCGTCAACCGCACCTCGAGCTACACCGGGGCCTCGTCCAAGGTAGACCTGCCGCAGACGCGAGACGAAGCCGGCATCCTCTACGTCGAGGACCAGACCGGAGCCAGCACGCGCGACATCAGCATCGAGGGGCGCTCGGACAGCTCCGCCCCGTGGCACCGGATCGCTCAGCTGACCAACACCGACTTCATCTCGAACATCAACGGAACCGCATGGCTCACGATGAAGACCATGCCGCAGATGCGAATCAACGTCGACAACTTCAACGGAGCCAGCGGCAAGCTGCTCGCGTACCTGATCGGCTGAGGAGGCCGCCATGTCAAGAGTCTGGAACCCCGACGAACTCAGTATGGACGGCGTCATCGCCGGAGCCACCGGCACCATCATCCGCCCCCAACATGTCCGCGACGAAGCGGGCTGGGTTCAGCTCGAGGACCTCGGCGGCGCGAGCTCGGTCCTCCTACATGTCGAGGGGCGCCCGCAGACCCAGAACGACGGAGACACCGACGCGCCGGCCTGGACCCAGGTCACAACGATCACCGCCGGCGACCTAGGCAGCAACAACAGCGCCTTCAAGACAATGAAGATGTGGCCCGAGATGCGTCTGCGTCTACAGACCTACAACGGGTCCGCCTCCGGCGTCAAGGTGTGGATCGGAGAGTGACCGGTGAAGGTCCATCAACTGCTCAGCCTGGCCACGGCCCCCTTCACGTCGTCGGTCGTGGAGCTTCAGCAGCGCCGCGACGAGTCCGGACTCGTGCAGATCGCAGTGAGTTCGGCGGTCGCCGCCTGGACTCTTGAGATCCAGGGCCGATCCGACTCGGACGCCCCCTGGCAGGTGCTGGACACCGCCACGGAGTCCGACATCGTCATCAACAAGACGGCGCTCATCAGCGTCAACAAGAACATGCCGCAGATGCGACTGAACCTCACGTCGCTGTCCTTCGGCGCCATGAACGCTTACCTCCTGGAGTAGATGATGAGGGTAGGGAGACCGTCCGAGGACTTCGTCAAGCTGCGCGACACGCTCATGCGCGCAATGCAGCAGGACGTCCAGCGCTACCTCGACAGCAACGAGCCCGTGCCGGCCGCCCTCCTGCGCGAGTGCCGGCAGATGCTCGCGGACAACGACGTGCGGGACGAAGGGACCGGCATCGAAGCCGACCCCATCACGAACGAGATGCCCGAGTACGAGAACTTCGATGACGACTGAGCTGAAGGACTTCCGCAAGTTCCTCTGGCTAGCGTGGAAACGCCTCGGCCTGCCCCAGCCCACGCCGGTCCAGGTGGACTTCTCCCGGTTCATCGACCGCGGCCCGGACCCCACGGTGCCCTGCACACGGGCCCCCAACAACCGCCTCATGGGCGAGGCCTTCCGGGGCATGGGAAAGAGCTGGATTCTCGTGGCGTTCGCCGTCCATCAGCTGATGCTGAACCCTCAACTGAAGATCCTGATCGTCTCTGCGTCGAAGACCGCCGCGTCGGACATGACGACCTTCCTGCTCGAACTCCTCGAACTCATGCCGGAGACCCGCCACCTGATCCCCGAAGGGGACCAGCGGCAGTCCCGGATCGCTTTCGACGTCCGTCCCGCGACACCGGCGAAGCAGCCCTCCGTGAAGTCGGTCGGCATCTTCGGCCAGATCGTAGGCTCCCGCGCCGACCTGATCATCGCTGACGACGTCGAGACCGACAACAACGCCGCTACCCAGGGCGGCCGCGAGCGGCTCCGGCAGGCCATCCGGCAGTTCGATGCGGTCCTCAGCCCCGGCGGGCGGATCGTCTACCTCGGGACGCCCCAGACGGAGGAGTCGATCTACAACGACCTCCCGGAGAGGGGCTATCGGGTGCGCATCTGGCCCGCAAGGTACCCCCAACTTCCCCCTGAGGCGGTCCAGAGGGTCGGCCGGGGGGTAGCCAAGGGAGGCCCATCTTCCCACCAACTTCCCCCCAGCGACTCACCGGCGGATGGTCCCGTCGCGGACTCGGCGCTCGAGATCGGGGTCCGCGAGGGTCTTGTTGCCGGCCGAGGGGAGCCTCTTGGAGCCGTTGGGGTCCCCGGAGTACCGAGCTCGAGTCCTCAGCTCGATCGACTGGAGAGCCCGAGTCCGGGGATCGCTCGAGAGCTTGGGCTGCGCATTCAGGCGGCGGCGGGGGGCTGGTTCGCCCAGCTGAGCCCCATGATCGTCCGGGACCTGGTTCGAGACCCCAGCATCCACGGAACCCCCACCGACCCCCTGCGGTTCCCGGACGACGACCTGCTGGCCCGGGAGGCGTCCTGGGGGCGGAGCGGCTTCGCGCTGCAGTACATGCTCGACACCCGTCTGAGCGACGCGAACCGCTACCCTCTGAAGCTCTCCGACCTGATCGTGCAGGACCTGGACCCGGAGGTCGCGCCGAGCCGGCTCGTCTGGGCCCGCGGTCCAGACCTCGAGATCCAGGAGCTGCCCTGCGTCGGTTTCGACGGTGACCGCTACCACCGGCCGATGTCCCTCTCGGATGAGCTGGCTCCATACGAGGGCTCGGTCATGTTCGTCGATCCCAGCGGGAAGGGCAGCGACGAGACCGCCCTCGCTGTCGTCAAGATGCTCCACGGACAGCTGTTCGCGGCCGAGGTGAAGGGTCTCGGCATCTCCGCTGGGTACGAAGACGCAGTGCTGCAGGACATCGCGAAGACGGCCAAGGCTCATGGGTGCCACCGGATTCTGGTTGAGAACAACTTCGGGCAGGGGATGTTCGCGCAGCTCCTGAGGCCGGTCCTGAACCGGCTCTACCCTTGCACGATCGAGGAGGTTCGGCGTGGGAGCGTCCAGAAGGAGCGGCGCATCATCGAGACTCTCGAGCCGGTGATGAACCAGCACCGGCTCATCGTCGACCGCCGGGTCGTCGAACGAGACGCCCAGGTAGATCAGGCCCTCGGCGACCGTGCCTCGAGCTACCAGCTGTTCCACCAGCTCACTCGGATCACCCTGGAGCGGGGTTGCCTCGCCCACGATGACCGCCTGGACGCGCTGGCGGGCGCGGTCGAGTACTGGACGGACCGCATGGCGCGGAACGTAGATCAGGCGGCCCATGATCGCCGCGAGCGCATCCGCCAGGCACGCTTCAAGCGCCACCTGGAGCACCAGATCAGCGGGCCGCTGGGCGGGACGCCCCGAGTCAGCCGCCCGAGCCACTTTGCTTCCTACGGCGTCCGGAAGACGAGCGCACGCCGTCGTCTCCGCCGGCGTTGATCTTCCCCGGGGAGGTCGGCTTCAAGGTCAGCTTCGGCAGACTCTCGGCCGCGGGGGTCTTGTAGAGCTCTTTCGTCCACTCCCGGGCCTCCTTGCGGAGCGTCTCATGGGCGCCTCTGAGTTCCCTCCGGAGCGTCTCCAGGTCCCGGTAAGGGGCGCTGGTGCGCGGCATCTGATCGGCCAAGGCGCTCAGAGCCTGCTCGAGGCGGGAGTAGTAGCGGCGCGTGCGGTTCTTGCCCATCACGGTGGTCAAGACCCACGACCGGCGGTCGGCATCGAGTTCGAACTGCATGCCCTCATGGTACCCCCATCTGCCGTCCGGGGCCACCCCCCAATCCCGAGAACTTGTAAGTCCCGCTCCCAGCAGCACTTACGGCACTGGGGTACTCCAGGAAGACCTACGTTTTCCGGGTCGGGCGCTGCGACCGGTTGGACGGCCAGCAGCCTGGGGCATACCTGAGCCTGCTCAGAGTGCTCCCCCTGCCCCCCACAAGCTCCTCGCATGAGGTCTCGAGCTTCGGCTGAGACGCTATCCCCTCGCTGGAGTGTGGGGGGGTAGGGGGGGCACCCTGAGCCCATGGAACCAGAGAACCACTGGTAGGCCTATGGTAAGCTACAGCTTCTCCGTGGTTCTCCTACAGTGTGCCAGTAGCCTACCAGAAGTCAGCCATAGAACTGCTTGGTGTACTCTAAGAGAACTCATAGAGTACTCCTAGAACTACTACCTAGGACTCTCCTATGAGGACTCTACCAGTAGCCAGCAGTAGACCACCAGTAGCCAGCAGTAGACCACCAGTAGCCAGCAGTAGACCACCAGTAGCCAGCAGTAGACCACCAGTAGCCAGCAGTAGACCACCGCATGCCTCATCAAGCTCT